ATTCCTCCATTGCGCGCTTGGCTGCATCGGGTGGTAGTTGATCCGGCTGCACCACTGGAGCGCGGCGCGCTGCTTGCTCAAGTTTCTGGATTGCGCGGGAGAGAATGCCATCGGCAATGCGTTTTGCCTGTGCGCTGTCTTTAACCATACCGCCGACCATCTGCGCATACATGTGCCGCAAGTCAGCTAGCGCGCGCTCTTGCTCTGTTGTGTGTGTCATGGCTTTGCCTCGGGTCGTTTAGTTAAAGAAAGCATCCAGTGCTGGTTGCAGCGAATAGCTGCGCGCTCTATCTCAGTCCAATACTCAGAGATCACAGATGGAACCCACTCAAGACCCCTTATCTTTGGTTTATTGCTATGCCACCACCATTTGCCACTGGCATCCCTCGCAGCCCATAGCGCCCACTCTGGAGCGTTTGACCAATCGATTGCTGTCATCCCTGCTTCTCCTGTGTGATGCAGTGGGCGCGCTCTGCAGCATCTACGCCATCAAGAAAATCACCTTTGCCTGTGAACTGCGAATAGCTCCACTCACGCAGAAGTTTATTCTTCGCCTCATCACTCAGCGGCACGCGCTGTGCCTGTGATGCCTCCAGCTCTGCTATGCGTTCGCGCAAGTCATCGCACTCAGATTTCTTGTCGCAGTAGGCTTGCCAAAGCTGCAAGAACCCATCGTTTGGCAGCGCCTCTGGCTGCTCTGTGCTTGTGTGTGTCATTGATTGCCTTAGTCAGAAATTGATGCCCAAATAAGAAATGCTCCTGCGGCATATTTCCAGCCGAACATCAGGAACAACCCCGCGCAAAAAAGCCAATATCCCCTCATGGCCTTACCTCTCCCTGCTTGGCTGCTTGGGTGGCGCGCTTCTTGGCCTTGCGGTCGCGCTTGGCTTGAGCCGCTGCGATGCGTTCGGCGTCTGCTTCGGTGAGCTGGCGAACAGGTACGCGCTTTGGCGCTGTAAAAGCATCGATGCCTACTATTGCAAGAGCTGCAGCCAACTCAGATGCTGCACGGTGATCGCCATCAACAATCAACTTACGCATCGCGCTCTCCCTGCTTGGCTTGGGCTGCAAGGGCAGCGTCACGGTCGTTAAGCGCGTGTGACCAACTCAGCGCGGAAACCTTGGGGTGCTCTCCGATGGTTCGCGCTTCATCTCCCGGCTGAATGTCACGGTAAACAACTGTCAACCATTTGCCGCCTTTGCAATTAGCCAGCTCCAGCCCCTGCTGGGTGGGGTGGGTGGCCTCATCGGCGCAGGCAAAGCGATCTAGCAGTTCATTGCACTCGCAGATGTGCTCCTCATCTGCTTCCGACCAATTTCCCGAGTTCCGGTAGTGTCCAAGACCAGTAATTGAACGCTCCAGCATGTCTGCTAGTTCTTTTGCAATTGGATGCACTCCCTCTGCGGGGTGCGCGGGGGCGGCGTGCAAGTACAGCGGATGCCATTCCCCTGGCTTCTGGTCGCGCAGAATCTTCCCGGCGACAGAGTTGTTATGCACAGGGCCTTCGTACAGGCCGTCGCGCAGAAGGCGAACCCAGAACAATGGCACTGCTGCCTGCGGTGCTGCTGCACCCAATGGCTCTGCGCCTTCGGCCAGTGTGATTTGCAGGCCCAGGGCTTGGGCCACGTGCAGCTCCAGCTTGGCGCCTTTGCTTTTGCTCCAGCCGGGCAGCAGGTGGATGCGCTCGCAGGCGGCCAGCTGGGTAAGGTCTGTGCGCAGGTAGTCCACCCACTCGGCGCCGTCCACCACGCCATGGTCTGCCGGGTTGATGACTTGCAAGCCTTGCGCGCGCAGGGCGGCTGCGGCGGCGTTGAATGCGGGAAAATTCCAATCTGCATAGCCAGTCATGGGGCCCGACACGTACACGCTGCCAGCGCGGCCTGATGCGGTGGTGATGGCGTGCTGCGCGGGCTGGGCCTGCATTTCAAAATGGCGCTTAATGGTGGTTGCCGGCGCGCTGTTGGCGCCAAAGCCTTGCTCCAGGCGTGCCAGCACATCGGACAGTCGCACAAAGCCTTTTCTCAGTGGCTCAACACCACCGGCACCGATTGCTTCAAGCTCGGCTTCCAGCTCCGCGATGCGGGCGTGCTGGGCGCGCAGCATCTTTGCGGCCTTGGCTCGCGTGTCGATCTCATGCACCCAGTGGGTCGCGCTTTCTTCGCAATCGTCCGCCAGGCGCAGCGCATCGGCCTGCGGCTCGGCAATCTGGTGCACGGCCTCGGCTGGCTTGTGGGTGCCAAGCCGCACCGGGCATGTGCGCCCCTGGTTGCAATTGTGGTTGCAGCAAACGCTGTCCTTGTCTTGGTTCATACGTTCTTTCATTGCCCAGGCTGTCCGGGCGTGGTTTCAATGCCCGCAGGGCAGGCCTTCGCCTTCCAGGGGTTCGTGGTGGACAGGTGCGCCGCAGCTGGCGCAGCGCTTTTGTGGCTCTTGCCGCTTGGCCTTGTCGATCTCAGTGGCGCGCTGGGCGGCCTGCAGGGCTTCTTTGGCTCTTCGCTCTCGCAGTGGGGTGGTGCTCATGTAGGGCTCCAAATACAAAGCCCACCGTGGTGGGCTTGTGGTTTGTTTGTATCTGTCTTAGCCCTGTAGGCGATGGGTTGCAGAGACAGGGAAGGGGTTGTGCGCTGATGGCCCGTTGCTTTGGGGTATTTGCGGGACTGTGGGCGCAGGCTCCAAGAAATCACTGCGATCAGCGCCTGTCGCCTTGATGTAATCAATCTCAGCCTTGGCTGTGTCCACCAGCACGCTTGCCACCTGGGCCACGGCGCGGGCACGGTCAACGTCCATCGGGTTTTCACGGTTGCGCAGGTCTGCCAGCGTGTCCAGAAGGCTTTGACGAACTTGGGTGATGTGGGGGCTAGACATTTTGTTTGGCCTCTTTGGTGATGCGGTTGAGTTGACGGGTGATCGCGCCTTTGAGCTGGATAAGCTTTGCCAGCTCTGGGTCGCGGCCGCGATTGCGGCGAAGGTTTTCCGCTTTGGTGATGCATTCCAAGCGGTCGATCGTTATTTCTTCCGGCACCACGGTGCGGCGCTTGTCTTTGAAAACGACGATGTGGCCATCTGGGATAGAGCCTCTCTCTCGCTCCCACACCAGACGGTGCTCCGCGACCCAGCGACGGGCTGGCACTGGGTGGTCATCCGTGACCTTGCGCTCAAGCCATCCATCTTTAGTGAGACGCAGGCTGCCGATAGGCAGGTAGTTGCGGCTTTCTTCGGGCGCGCGGCCCTTTCTGAACTGGGTGGCGCGGCTATTGGGGTGTAGGCCTGTGCTGCCCTTGATGCCTTTGTTCCAAGAGGCTTGCCCTTTTTTGAACTGCGTTGCCTGCATGCGAGGGTCTTGCTTGCCCTTTTGTGCACGCCCTGATGCATCGCTTTGCCAAAAACCATCGGACTTCTCCAGCCCCAGCGCGAATGCCTTGTTGTGAATGCTGCGCACGTTGCGCCCCAGCACATTGGCTACAAATGCCGCGGTGTGGTCGGGGTACAGCTTGCGTAGTGCCTCGATCTCTTGGGGCAGCCATGGCTGCTTCTTGCTCATGTGGGGCTCCAGAAAAGAAAAAGCCCGCGTAGTGCGGGCTGTGTTGTGAGTTCGGCGTCAGCGTGCTGCGCTCGTCTTTCGGTCTGGCGGCGGTATCTGGTCGAGCTTTTGCGTGCAATCGGCGCAGACCTGGCAGGCGTGAAAGCGGCGGGCGCCGGCTGCAGGCTTCTTTTGATCGCACCGGATGCAGTCGATCTGCTTGGCAAGATCCTGCAGCCGCATGGGCTCACGGCCTTTGCGGGGGCTTCGCATGGCTTCTCCTGGTGTTTGGTGTAGGGCAAAGCAAAAGCCGCCCTGGCTGGCGCGTAGACTTCACGCATGGCCAACCTCTACGAATCAATGACCAGTGCCCTGCGTGAGCACTGGAAAACCCATAACAACGCATACCCCCAGCGCTTTGAGCTGACTGCCAGCGCGCATGCGGCCTTGGTGGAAAACCGTGAGCTGGTGGTCAAGTCCATGAACTACAGCAACCGCAGTGCGTTGGGCGAGGACTTCTTGGGCGTTCCCATTGTTGTGTCCGACGCTGGTAATGTGATGGTGGCTGTAGATGGCTCGGTGGTGCCGCTGGGGTAAAAGCTGCCTCTAGCGCTTATCCATCAAGCGCTAGCAGCTATTGTTTTGTGTTGCCCTGCGTTGGCCGGGCGGTAAGGCACGCGAGGCTTGCCGCCTTTGGCCAGCAGGCGGGCAAAGCGGGCGAGCTCGAGTGATTCGAAGTCGTAGGCATCTGGCCCCCACTGCACGGGTGTGCTGGCGGGAATGGCTTGAATGCCTTTCTCTGTCATGCGCCACTTGCATTTCATGTGCTTGCTGGGCAGTCTTGCGCCAGTGCTTTGATCAGCGCTTCACCCTCTGGCCACAGTGCGCCCAGCGCCAGGGTGCGGCGCATGCGGGGTAGCTCTGCAGGGTGGTAGTACTTGGCGCCCATGTGGGTGGCGGCGGGCTCAAACCCGTAGGCGGCAAGGCCTTTGGCGTCAATGCGCAGGGGCCGAATGGCATGGTTAACTTGCCCAAGGTTCAGCAGCCCTGCGGTGTCGGGTTTGGTGGCGGCTGCGTCGGTCATGTGGCGGCGGCGGTTTGGTGGTGGCCATAGCGCTGCAGCTCGTGCCAGCTGGTCAGCACCAGGTGCTGCAGGTGCTTGATGTCACCCATGTTGTGCAGGGTGAGGTCGGCTTGGATCTGCAGGTGCTCGGTGCTGGTGGCGTGGGCGGTGCGCTGCTCGTGCCCGGGGCGCTCAATGCGCCAGATGGTGCCGCCCAGGCTGCGAATTAGCTCTGCCTCATTCAGCTTGTACACGTCAGCCAGCACGATGGGGCGGTGGCAGTGGTGGCTGCGGTAGTGGTTGACGGAGTGCTGGGTGCGCTTGACCCAATAGTCCTCATCTTGGCTGCGGCGGTATTCGCTGCCCCACCATTCCAGAATTTGGCGCGGGCTGCGGGGTGTTTGCAGGTCGCCCTCTGCGTGGGCTTGCATGCGCTGCACAAAGGCTTTGTCTGTGCAGTGTTGCAGGGCCAGCAGGCGCTGGGGCTGGGCTTTGCCAAGGCGGTCGCTCAGCTCCAGAATGCTGCAGCCAAAGGCTTGGGCCACTTCGGCGTAAATGCCATCACTGAACGCCATGGCGCGCGCGTCGACATGGGTTTGCAGCAGCTGGGCGACAGTGGTTTTGCCGGTGTTGTGGTCACCGGTAATGCCTAGAACGATGGGGTGCATGTTGAATCCTTAAAACGCTTGGTAGCCAGTCAACCCCTGCCCAGTGCGGTAAGGGCTGCGCACAGAGCCCGTGCAGATGCGGGTGTTGTCTTTTGGCGGGGGCAAGGTGATGTGTTGCACCTTCACGTGCGCGGGCCAGATGATTTGTGCCGGCGCCTTGCTGGCAATGCTGGCGCGCGATGGCGTGGCTTTGGGCAGCGGTTTGGGGTTGCGCGGTACGGGCTTGGGTGCGGCAGCGCGCTTGGCCCGTGGCTTGGGTGCTGCCTTGGGTTTGGGGGGTGCTTTGGCGGCGCTAATGCCCAGCCGTGTCAGCACGCAGTGCATGTAGCTGAGCTGGCAGCCGTATTTGTCGGCCAGCTGCCTGGCGGTCATGGTTTGCGCATCCAGTGCCAGCTCGTCTTTGCGGCTGTCCCACACACGGGGGCGTGGGCTTGGGGATTGCAGGCCCAGCTTGCGCATTTCTTGGCGCAGGGCGCCGTCAGTGCGCTCTTCCAGCGCTGCAATCTGGGCAACGCTGTGCGTTTGCATTAGCTCAAGCAGGTGGGCTTTGCGCACTTCTGGCTGTGCCGGTTTGATGAATGACGGAATGCCCAGCTTGTGCAGCTGGTTGATGACCTGCCTGCTGGTGGCGTTGTGCGCGCGGGCAATGTCGTGGTTGCACATGGTGCGGGCTTGTTGGGCCAGCAGTTGGGCGTTTTGCTTCCAGTAGCCTTTGGGTTTGACGGTGACAGTAGGCATGGCATTACCTAAATTTATGAGCACGTTGCGCACGCAAATGCTCGGTTTGAAAATGGTTTTGCAGTGAATCAAACTGCTGCTTTGCGCTAGGTGCTTTTGATTCGATAGCACTTAGCACTTGGCTGCGGCGGCGGTCTTGGTGCTGCAGCAGGGCCAGCAGCCCATCAAGCGCGGTGGGTGTTGATGGGTTTGGTGCTGACGGCGCTGGCCCAGGGGTAGATGCGCAGGGCGTAGGTGGCTGCATCTGCCCCTGAGCGCTGCTGCGTGATGAGCTGGATGTGCTCTTTGTTGTTGACAAGGCTGACGCGGTAGGTGCGAAGTGGGCGGGCCATGGTGGTGCTCCTGCTGGGTGGCTGGGTGGGGTTTGGGTCATAACTGGGGCAGTGCCAGCGGCTGCTGCAAGCCAGCGCGCAGGCGGCGGGTGGTGCGCGCCGTGGTTGGTATGCCGGGTAGTGCTTGCTGGGCTTGTGTGGCGGCCAGCTCGGCCTGCAGCTTTTGGCGCGCAAGGCGTTCACGTTCGCGGCGGATGGTGGCGGCCACGTCAGTGCTGGCAGAGTCGTGGTAGACAAAGCTGCGGTCGGTGAGCAGCTGGCTGGGCAGCGTTAAGCGCCCGGGTGGGTGGGATGCGGCTTGCATGGTTTGTCTCCTGTGCAGGCGTTAAAAAGCCACCTCAGTGGGTGGCTGGTTTGGTGAGCTTGTGCACCAGTGTTTGGGTGTGCTGTGCAGCGGCTTTGCGGCTGGCCAAGTAGCTTTCGTAATCGGTCAGGCCTACGTGACACCAGCGCCCGCAAGAGCTGGCGTGTGAGCGGCGGCTGATAGCGGCATTGGCGCCCACAAAGCAGGCGGCCGCTTCGCGGGGTTTGTTTTTGCCGGGCATCTCGTGCACGCGGTGGCTCATGGGTGCAATAAAGCCGCTAGGGGTGACGTCTTTGAAACGGTCTTGGCCGTGCATCCATTGCGCAAAAGTAGTCATGCCCTCTTTCGTGGCCAGCTCGCGCAACAGTTGCCATTCAAATTCCAAGGCCTGCGCATCGTGGCCCCAGCGCTGCTGGGCAAAGGCCTCTAGCTCGGCCTCTTTCTCGGCTTTGACGGCGGCCAAGAAAAACGCTTGGTAGCCCTTGGCAAAGCGTGCCAAGCCTTCCAAGCTGTCAGCAGCGCGGCGCAGGGTGGCGGCGCTGTCGGTCAGCTGCTGGGCTTGGGTGTCCGGCAGCTCAGGCAGTTCTTTGAGCAGGGTGTGGATGGCGGTGGCTGCGCGGCGGGCATGTGCCATCTTGTGGCGCACGTGCTTGTCGCCTTCGCGGCGCATGGCGAAGTCCAAGCGGTCAGCCAGTGCCATGTCCACTTTTTGGCGGGTGGTGGCGGCGTATTCGGTCAGGTAGTTGCGCATGGGGTTGGCTCCTGGGTTGTGGTGGGTGAAAAGCCATCTAGTGAGCCCGCTGGAACCTGCCGGAGGGGCTGTGGTGCAAAGGCCTCCCGTCCTTCGCGCACAAGGTCAGCGGACTCGCTGGATGGCTTGCCATTCAGAAAGGCCCTTTGCCCGCCCCGCCAACCCGAGGGAAGCTGGCGTGGCCGAGACCCGTAAAGTGGGCAAAGGGCTTTCTCAATGGCCCTGCGGCTTTACGTCTGCAGGTGGTGTGACGGTGCTTGGTGCCCACGCGGCGGTGCCTTACATTTCAAAATCTCCGGGCGAAAAAATGCCCACGTAAGTGGGCGCTATGAAAGAGCAAAAAATGCAAGTGACGCTTGAATTTCTATCGGTGAATGGCGATATGGACGACGAGGCGCCCATACCCGGCTTTGAAGTCAATGAAGTGGGTGCGCTGGCCGCAGTTCCACTGCCAGATGATTTCGTGCGTCTGTTTAAAGATGGGTCAACCTATAAGGTGCTGAGAAGAGCCTTTAACTGGTTTTCTCCGACGCAAGTGCATGTGGAGGTTTTTGTCGTGCCGCATGCCGTTGACGACTGAGTTGTAGTTGCTCGTGCGCTGACAGCGGCTTCTTGCTGGGCGCCAGCTGGTCCTCGCACCACCAGCTTTGGTGGGGCGTGCCGGGCACATCTTGGCAGGCCAGCAGGTACTCATTCGGAAAGCCGATGCCGTCGCGGCGTGCGCGAACCTGCCCGGTGTGCGTGCTGCCCTTAATGCGGGCCCAGTCGCCAAGGTTGAACTTGAAGGGTGGCTGTTGAATGCTCATGGGTAAATCTCCGGGCGAAAAAAAAGCCCACCGGGTGGTGGGCTGGTTGGGTTGGGTTGCTGCTTACTGGGAAAGCTCTTGCTCTAGCCGCGCTTTTTCCGCCAGCAGCCGGTCTAGTGCGGCGTTCAGGCGGGTTTGCTCTGCTGTGCATTGGGTGGCGTAAGCCTGCATTTCAGTGCTCAGTGATTGCTCCCACGTTGCGCCGGCCAAGTTGTTGTTGGCGTAGGCTTTCAACCCGTGAGCGCTGCCCATGCGGCGTTCGCACTTGTTGGTGGCATTGCGAATGCGGCCTTCAGCATCGCTGATTTCGCGGTCATTCAAGTCTTTCAGGCGGCGTTGCTTGCGGTCGCGCTCGTTGAGTTTGCGCAGGCGCTCGGCCTCGGTTTGCGGTGCATCATTTGCGGGTGCTGCCGTGGCTTGTGCGCTTGCGGCGGGTACTGCAGCTGGTGCAGTGCCTGCTGCAGGTCTCACTTCAATTTGATTGCCTTGGGTGCCTGTGGACTCACAAGGGCGTTCTTGGAATGCAGTGCGGCCATTTGCATCTTTGCATTTGTACATGGCCAACGCGGGTGACGCGGCTAGCGCTGCAGCTGCTAAAAGGCTCCATTTCAAACTCAACATACCTCTCTCCATACTTGATTTGTATGGAGTTTTAGCACATGAGCCTTACGCAATTGCAAACCAAAGCGTCCTGTTGCCAAGGCGCTTGGGTTTGCGTGGTGCCAGCCAGCCCGGCGGGCACCACCGCTTCCAGCTGTTACCGCGCCACAGCTGGTGGGCGTTCCTGGCTAACGGGCTTGCCTGGCATTTAGGGCAGGGCGGTTAGTCGGGGAATGCAACATCTATGCGGTCAGTGGCCAGCGGTGAAGTTGTCATGGCCTCACGCAGGGAGATGCTGTTTTTGCACCTTTTCCGTTACTGCTGGTGCGTTCATGGGCAGGCCCCGCAGTCTCAGGCGCTATCGCAGCGGCTGGCTTGGGGGCTTTTATCAGGCGGTTTCGAGAGTGGATAGAGAAGGGTGGAGTGGCGCCCGCTTCCGGCAATACATTTGGGTTCTCACATCTCAAAATTTTTTGCAGGAGGGAGCCATATGCCAAAACGTGCTTCTGTTGAGCTTTTCCCTGGTCAACGCCAGAAGGAAAAACGACAGCTATGGGGGCGCTATGTATGGAGCGCTATTGAACGCTTGTACAAGGAAAGATTTTTTGGCTTGTTTGGTCATCGCTGCTTTAAGTGCGGCGCTGATGGCACTGCGTGCGAAGGCGCGCTGCCTTTACTTTGTGTAGACCACCATATACCCATGGCGTTAGGTGGCCATCTTGTTCCCGGCAACTTGGTTGCTCTTTGCCGACGTTGCAATGGCCTCAAGCTTGATCAGCACCCGCATGATTTCTATACAGACGCAGAGTTGGAAAGGTTGGCGCCACTTCTGGCTATGCAAGAGGAATTTTTTGCATTTAGGTTTGACTGGGACGCATGGGACAAAGACAGATCTGCCTATCTGATTGCTTTGGGGCTGCCAGCGGCATTTGTGCATGAGCTTTTGCATGACGAGATGCACCGGGACTTTATTGGACTACCTGACCCGCGCGGTAATGCCTGTGCTTTCTCTATCTCCTTGGGGCTGGCAGGCGGCCCTGAGTTGAATGAGGGTTAGCCCTTCTCTATCCACTCTCTTTTTAAAGACCGGGGCTTGAACCCCGGTCGATGCCGTGGTGCCCATCGCGTTTGTGTTGCGATGGGCTTAATGTAAGCGTGCTTAACAATATTTGCAAGCATGCTAATCAAAATATTTAAGTGCGCTTATTTTTGCTGTCTATCAGACGGGTATCCACTTGCTGGGAGGGATCACGGCAGAGACTGCTTCCAGTGATTCGAGCTCGTTGATGTCAAAGCTCAAGCGTTCGCCGCCATTAACGCTCATAACTTCCACGGAAGTGCTTCGGCGGTACAGCAGTTCTTTGACCATCTTTTTCCCATTACTAAGCTTTACTAGTACGTACTCGCCAGTTGCAGGAATGGCGTTTGGTTCGACGATGACATACCAGCCGTCGCGTATGGCCGGGAACATGCTTTGGCCCCTGACTCGCAGGCCATATGCCTTAGGGTCGGCGGTGACCATTTCCACGGCTCCATCGCCGCAGCCCGCTATAGAGCTCAGTTCTTCGTAGAAGCCGTTGTCGCCTAGTTTTGCTGTCCCCACAATTGGTACTCGTTTTAATTTCTTAATTTCGCCAGCGTATTCGGCATCGTCATCATCTTTGGCTGTGCTGCGGGCCATTTTTTCGCCTTTTCCGCTTGCAATCCACAGGGCGCTGTAGCCGGTGGCCCGTTCAAGTTTTATCGCGGGCTCAAGGGTGATGCTTTTTGTTGGGCCATCTTTCCACTGCGTGACTGCAGATGATGAGATGTTGCACAGGTCTGCGATGTCGCCAACCTTCATTCCGGTGGTGGACATTAGTTCCGCTATGCGTTCTTGGAGTGTTGTGCTCATTTAGTTAGCTTACTTGCGCTAAAGATTAGAGTGCTTTACTTATCTTGTAAGAGTGCTAACATATTCAGTCATGAATAAAGCACTTGCACTTGACCTTATTGGTGGCACCCCTTTGCTTGCCTCTAAGGCAATTGGAATAAGCCGCTCTGCTATCGCTCAATGGCCCGAAACGTTGCCCCCAAAACTGTCTGACCGTGTCTTGGCGGCTTGGGCACGCGATAACGTGCAGGATTTGCCGCCGCTCTTTCGTTCCAGCTATAGCGCAGAGCACACATCGGAAGTGGCGCATGGCTGAGCCAGCTGAAAAGCATGAACTCAGCGCGCTGGCGCTGATGCAGGCATTTGCAGGTAATGCAAGTGCTACGGCGCATGAGCTGGGTGTGCCCCGCAAAGTGGTGATCAAGGCTGTGCAGCACGTTGCTGCTGAGCGTGACTGGCTGCTTAGCCTTTGGGGGGCTGGCGTGATTTCTCGATTGCAGTGCGAGCGGCTTGCTGTGCTGCTGGATTTGTGTCCTCTTGATTCGCATCGCCCTCTACAAGCTGAAGACGTTCGCAAAGCTGCGCAAACACTACCTGCGCAGTTACCACCTGGGAGTGGAGTAGTTGGTGCGCCTAGTGACTGCATCCGGCTTGGCGAACTCAACTTGAACCTTGGTGTTGCAACTACCGCAGGTGCAGTTGATGCCCTGGATGCGCAGGATGCTCTTTTGCTTGCGGATATCGAAGCAAGGCTGACAGATGAAGTGCGGGGGCTCATCGCTTCGCTCCACCAGTTCGGCTGCAGGGCGGAGCTCATAGGCAAAGAAATCCCCGACGGCGCCAAGTTTTGCAAGTCGGTAACGCTGCTTCTCACTTTGCTCAGCTTCCAGCTCGCGTACTCGTTCGGTAAGGACTTGGATACGCCCATCTTTTTCGATGACGGCGCCGAGTACCTGCGAAAGCTGAATTTGAGCCTGAGTGATTTTGTCCGTGAGCTGACTCTCGATGGCCGTCGCTTTTTGGCGATCGCGCTCATTGACCAGCAGCTTGGCCAGCTCGGCAGTGCCGCTGATAGAGGCGACAAGTGTTGAAACGTCCATTTTTTATGTCCGCCCTTTTTGGTCGTGTTGGCTGTGTGAGAGCTGCCATCGTAACCAAGGCCTGGGCGGGCGCCCTTGCATCTGCTGCTGCGGTGCGTGGCCATTACATCAGCACCTTGGATTGCAGTTTGCGCAGGGCGTGTATTTCTTGCGGCTTGGCACTGCCTGTCATTTGCATGCGGGCGGTGCACATGTCGAGCCAGGCGTTCATGCGCTCAGCGGTGAAGCCCCGTCGCTCGCACTCCAGCACGGTGACGAATTGCACAAAGAACTCTTCCAGCGCGGCTACGCGCAGTTGCAGTGCCTCGATATCGGTAGGTGCTGCGCCGGGTTGCTGTGTGGTTGGGTTTTGCACTTTGGTGGCTCCTGTTTGTGAAAGGGGGCTGTGATGGCTCTTAGTTTCTCTTTGGGTGCGGCTGGGGTCTATGGCGATATGGGTGCTGAGGCCGACATTGCCCGTGGCCTTGATGTGCTGGATGCAGCCGCTTTGATTGCGCAGAAAACCCCCGGTGGCGTGCCAGCACTGGCGCAGCGCATGGGGGTGTCTGCCAATACGTTGCAGCACAAGCTGAACCCGAATAACGCCACGCACCACTTGACGCTGCGTGAGGCAATGGCTTTGCAGCAGGTGTCTGGCATGCCGCATGTGCTGCATGCGATGGCTGCGGGGTTGGATTTCATTGCGCTGCGCTGCCGCCCTGATGACGCGCAGGGTGATGTGGTGGAGGCCTTTATGCGTGTGCAGCTGGCGATGGGTGAGTTCACCGCAGCAGCGGCTGACGCCCAGCTGGGCCATGGCGTGACGCGCAATGCGCTTCGCCGTGTGGAGCACCAGGCCAATGAGGCGATGGCCAGCATTTCGCATTTGGTGAGCGCTTTGGCTGTGCAAGTGCCAAACCGCTCGCAAGAGTAGGCCTGCTATGCGCAAGCTGCTCTCAAGTTTTATCCCCCTGGCCGTGCAAAAACTGTGCAACGGGTGGCTGCATTTGTCTCCTGCAGCAATGGCGCCGCAATGCGTGGTGGCCGGGGGTTTTTATTCCTTCACTTCGATATCGGAGGTGTGTGATGCGTGCTGAATCAGCAGTGGCTGCTGCCGTGGGCAGTGGTGGTGCGCAAGCTGGCGGGGGCGGGGTGGCATTTGTCACCTCGCTGGATGCCAAGGCGCAGGCTTATTGGGGCTTGAGCCCCAAGATGCTGGCGCAGTTTCAGGGGCGTTTGCTCTCGGTGTTGATTGAGCAGCACCGTGCGGGCGTGGTGAATATGTCGGCCAAAGAGCTGCGTGAGGCGTACTTCAAAACCACGGGGGCGTGGGTGGATATGTCGAGCATCAGCAGCACAGTGCATGGCCTGGTGAAGGGCGGGCGTGTGGAGCGCCTGGCTGTGCTGCGCAAGTGCGATGTGTCGGGGCATGACATTACCCCGATTCGCGCGGTGCCGCAGCAGCAAGCGCTGGTGTGAGTGGGGACGGAGACAAAAAAATATGCACGTTTATTCCCACCACATTGGCGACTTCAACACTGCCACGCTGCATTTGAGCCGCCTAGAGCGCTCGATATACCGGGATGCGTTGGAGTATTACTACGTGACCGAGTCGCCGCTGGATGGCTCGGATTTCGATTTGCTGGCGCGCCGCCTGCGCTGTGAGACCGATGCAGAGAAGGATGCGTTGCGCTTTGTGCTGGCGGAGTTCTTCGATATCGATGAGGCGGAATGCTGCTATATACAGCCGCGCTGCGAGCGTGAGTTGGAGCAATACCGCGTGGCAGTTGCTGCCAGCGGTGTGGTGAAGGCCAATGTGAATAAGCGCCAGCAGGTGCACCGTGAGCAGCGCAAGGCCATGTATGCGGCCCTGCGCGATGCGGGTGTGCATTTGTCGTGGAATGCGCCGGTTGCAGAAGTGCGTGCTGCTTTTAATGAGCATTGCAAAGGTGTTGACCTGTCACGCACCAGTCACGCACCTGTCACGGCTAACCATATCCCTCTCCCCATTCCCCAGAACCAAGTAATACCCCCCAACCCCCCTGCCGGGGGGGCGGCGGCGGGTGATGCTGCGCAATCTGCCCAGCAGCCGGGTGATGGTCAGCAGGCTGTCCGCATGCAAAACCCAGCAGCCACGGTAGCCCAGCTGCTGGCGTTCTTCCCCGAGAAACGCCGCACACGGGCCGTCGAAGTGGCGCGCCTGGTGGTGGAGTTGGTGGAGGGTGGCTCAGTGACGGAGGGGGTGTTGCTGGCAGCTGCTGCAGCGCAGTCGAGCTTGCTGTGCACCGATGACGGCAAGGCGTGCCCCAGTGTGCTGCGCTGGTTGCGGGAGTCGCGCTGGAAAGACCCGGTTGCAGGTGTCGCAGGTGGTGTTGCAGGTTGCGTATCAGGTGCTGTAACAGGTGGCGTTACTGGTGTGACAGGTGTCGCAGGTAACTGGATGCAGTCGCGCTCTGGCGTGGAGGCCATGGGTATTCAGCTGGGGCTGGGTGCCTGGGACGAAAACAAGGACCGTCTGTTTGCCACGTATGACGCACGGGTGATGGATGCCTATCGCCAGAAGTTTGGAGTTGCCTCGTATGCACATTAAGTTGGATGCCAGTGTGATCAATCAGGCTGAGCTGCTGCGTCAGTTGCATGGCCTTACGGGCGAGCAGGCAGCAAGGGCGTATGCCAAGGCGTTGAACGATACGGGCTTTGAGATTCGCCGTGCCATGCAGCATGAAATGCGGGCGGTGTTTGACAAGCCCACGGACTACATCTTGCGCAGCCCCCGCGTGCGCATGGCCAAGCCCGATAAGTTGAGCGTGACGATTGAGCCTGCCTACATGGGTGGCAAGGGTATAGACCCGCAAAAGATTCTGGATGCCCAGGCTTGGGGTGGCCGCCGCCGTGACAAGCGCAGTGAGGTGGCTCTGCGCCGTGCGGGCATCTTGCCGGCGGGGTATCAGACGGCCATACCCAGTACGCCATACGCGGGCAGCGATGACGGGCGGGGCAATCTGCGCGGTGCGTTCCTGGTGCAGTTGATCAGCTACTTCCAGGCATTTGGTGAGCAGGGCTACCGCGCCAACATGACGGACAAGCGCAAGCGCTCTATCCACAAGGGTGGCAAGCGGGCAACGGGTCGCCGTTACTTCGTGAGCTATGGCGTCATGCGTGGCGGTGCGCGCATGACGGCTAAGGGAGAGGGTGACATGCGTGCGCAGCATCTGGCCCCTGGTATCTGGGCAGCCAGTGGCACGGGTGGTGTGGATGTGCGCCCTGTGCTGATGTTCGTCAAGCAGGGCAACTACACGCCACGCCTTGACATGGACAAGGTAGCCAAGCGCGCCGATGCAGAGAACTACTTGGGCAAGCGCATTCGCTATCGCATCAGAGAGGCTGCAGGGGTATGAGTGCGCACCGCTTGTCGCACCTCTCGTCGTTCTTCGGTGGGTGCGCCGCTCGTCGGGATGGAGGCTGGCCGTTCGTCGGTGGTGGTCGCGGGTCCTCCCTGGCACCCACCGAAGCGGGTAATTCGAGCCGCGATGTCGGACTGTTTATTAGTGCTCCTAAGGGGGTTAAGTGAAGGTGCTTCCTTATTTAGATGCTCCTATTTCGCAAGCGGAATTTGCGCAAATAGTTGGAGTGAGCGAAGCCAGTGTCAGCTCGCGTGTGAGTAGCGGCGTGCTGGTACGTGGCGACACGGCACATGAATGGCTGATTGCCTACTGCGAGCACTTGCGCGATACCGCTGCGGGGCGTGGCTCTGGCGGCCTGGGTGGACTGGACTTGGTGCAAGAGCGTGCAGCACTGGCGCGGTCGCAGCGTGAGGCGCAGGATTTGAAAAACGCCGTGGCCCGTGGTGAGTACGCACCCATTGGCGCGCTGGCCGATGTGCTGGGGCAAGCCAGCTCTGCAGTGGTTGACCGGATGGACCAAGTGGAAGGCCAGTTGCGCAAGGCATGCCCGGACTTGCCCGAAGACGCACGCGTGGTAGTACTGCGCGTATTGGCTGATGCACGCAATGAGTGGATTCGCTCCACGGCACAGCTGGTTTCTGTAGCGGTGGATGCTATGGAAACGGAAGAAAGCGAGGATGGGGAATGAGTGCAGCCCTCAGCCCTGAGGCGGTCAAAGCCATCAAAGACGCATTGCGCCTGGGCCTGTCCAGCTTGCGGGCCGATGTACCCCAGACGCTGAGTGAGTGGGCAGCCCAACACTTCATCCTGGCCGGTGAATCCAGTCACCAAAAGGGTGGCTGGGTGGGGTGGCCCTTTCAGCTGGGCATTTTGGACTTCATGAGTGATGACCGCATTGAGGAGCTGGCCGTCAAAAAGTCCAAGCGCGTGGGCTACACCAAGATGATCACCGCCTTCGTGGCCTACAACATAGCCCATCGCCGCCGCAAGCAAGCCCTGTGGCAGCCCACCGACGATGACCGAGACAGCTACGTCAAAAGCGAGATTGAGCCAGTGCTCGATGGCGTGGCCGCCGTGCATGCCGCCCGCCGCCGCGGCAAGGGCGTGGAAGACACCATCAAATACAAACCCTTTCGCGACAGCGTGCTGCACCTGCTGGGCGGCAAGGCAGCGCGGGCGTACCGCCGTATCACCGTGGCCGTCTCCATCCTGGACGAATGGAGCGCCTTTGATCAAACCATTGAAAAGTCAGGCGACCCTGGCAGCTTGGCCAAGGGCCGTCTGGAAGGCGCGCCATACCCAAAGTTTGTGGGTGGTAGCACACCCCGCGTCAAAGGCCTGTGCCACGTAGAGCGTGGCTGTGAAGAGGCTGAAGCCTATGTGCAGTACCACATTGAATGCCCGCATTGCGATGCAGACCACCCCTTGGCGTGGGGCGGAAAAGAGCTGGCGCACGGCTTCAAGTGGGAGAAAGGCAAGCCAGAAACCGTGCGCCACGTTTGCCCCAACTGCCGTGAAAGCATCACCCAGGCCGACTACCTGCCCGGGGGATGGCCGCTGGCTGGCACCTGGGTATGCAAGAAAACCGGTATGCGCTACGGCGCAGACCGCATCTGGCGCGACCGCATGGGCCAGCCATGCCGCGCACCGCGCACGCTGGGCGTGCATGTGTGGTCGGCCTATAGCCCGCAGCGCACCTGGGTCAGCATCGTGGATGAGTTTGAAAAGGCCCACCGTGCCATGCAGTGCGGTGATGTTGGCCCCATGACCAGCTTCACCAACGAAACGCTGGGCGAAACATGGGAAATCAAGGGCGACAGCAGCGACGAACACGCCCTGCAATTACGTGCTGAGGACTACCCATTGAGCCGCGTTCCAGCGGGTGCACTGTTGTTGACTGCTGGGGTGGACGTGCAGCGTGACCGCTGGGAAATCACTGTCTGGGGATGGGCGCGCGGCATGGAAAGCTGGGCAATTGCGCACCACGTTATTTACGGTAACCCTGCCAGCGAAAGCGACTGGGAGCCGGTGGAGCAATACTTGCTGCAGCGGTTCCCGCAAGCTTGGCATGGCGGCAGCTTGGGATTGACTGCGGTCAGCATTGACTCGTCGGACCAAACGCAATCCGTCTACAACTGGGTGCGCAACACACAAACCCGCATCGCTGGCCTGCGCGCCATCAAGGGTGATAACAACGACAACCGCAACATCGTTGGGCCCAGCAGCTTGCAGGAGGTAAACCACCGTGGCCGCAAGATTGCCAAGGGAATCAAGCTGTGGCTGGTTGGGGTGGATAGCGCCAAAGACCTGCTGCTGGGCCAGTTGGCCATTGCAGAGGCTGGGCCCGGCTACGTGCACACCAGCAAAGAACTGCCCCGTGAGTGGTACGAGCAGCTCACTGCAGAGCAGCGCATCCTGACCAAAGTGAACGGCAAAGACGCCTACCGCTGGGTTAAGCGCAGGCCTCGCAATGAAGTGCTCGACTGCCGCAACTACGCATTGCATGCCGCGATGGCGCACGGCGTACACAAATGGACGGAAGCCAAGTGGCTGCAGCTGGAGCAGGCCGTGCAGCCATCACAAGACCTATTTAGTACGCCCGCACCAGCTGCGGCTGCAGCCCCAATTGTTGTGCCATCTGCTCCGGTGGTTAAACCGAGTAAGCCTGTGGTGCATCAGCCTGTTCACAACCCATTTGCCTCTGACGATTGGAGTAACCGCTTATGACAACTACACCCCGCCCTGTGACCCCTGTGCAAGCCGAAGATGCGGTGCTGCAGTTGGAATATGACCTGGCCGACATCTTGCGCGAAGACCAGGGCCTGCATGAGCGCGAAGCCTTTGCAATGGCGCGTTGTCTGGTTGACGGCATACGCAAGCGCTATGGCGGTGTACAGCTTGGGCGCCGTGGGCTATACATTCCGGCCCCGAGCAAGGCAGAGCGTGATGCGCAGATCTGCCAAGAGTTCAATGGCCGCAATGCCTCCGATGTCTGCAAAAAACACGGGATTAAGCGCAGCCGCCTCTACCAGATCATCAGCCGATCCAGCGGAAAGCCCATGGGAACGCCTTCAGCGGCGGCGCCTGCATTGGCAAACAGTCCAGTTTCTTCCCGTGAAAGTGGACTGGCTAGCAGCTAGGTTTGCGGGATTCATACAACCGAGCAAGCACGCCATGCCCATTACACAGCAAGACATTGACAACCTGGATGCAGCCATTGTCAGTGGAGAGCTTACGGTCACTTTCCAGGGTCGAACCGTTACGCTGCAGTCCACCGATGCGCTGATTAAAGCTAGAGCGCATGCAGCGCAGGTTCTTGCGCTGCAGCAAAGTCCTAAAGCCGCAGCACCCACTATGGGTGGGATGCGTGTGTCTTATGCCGACTTTTCCAATTGAGGGGTGGCTATGTTTAACTTAGTAGACTCCCTCGTTGGGTACGTAAACCCCATGGCGGGTGTGCGGCGCTTGCAGGCCCGCAAGGTGCTGGCCAGCTATGAAGCTACCAAGCCAGGGCGGTTGCGCAAAGACCGCAACAAAAATCCGAGTCCTAATAGTCTGGTGGGTGCCAGTGCAGTGGCATTGCGTAACCATGCCCGCTTTTTAGAACGTAACCACGACATCACCCGTGGTGTGCTGCGTACGCTTGTCAACAACGTGATCGGCCCCAGCGGTATTGGTCTGGAGCCACAGCCCCGTCGCAAGGATGGCACGTTGCATGCCGAATACGCGGCACAGCTGCGTGAAATGCACCGTAAGTGGAAACGTCGGCCCGAGGTGACGGCGCGCATGCACTGGGCGCAGGCTGAGCGCATGCTGGCCTATACCTGGATGCGTGATGGTGAGGTATTTGCGCAGATGGTTGCAGGCCTTGTGCCGGGCTTGGTTCATGGTTCCGAGGTGCCATTCAGCCTGGAGCTGCTTGAGCCCGACTTTGTGCCCATGGAATACAACGAACTCAGCCGCAAGATTCGCCAGGGCATTCAGGTCAATGACTGGGGGCGGCCGGTATCGTATGGCTGCTTCAAGGGTGATCCGCGCGAGGCTGGGCACTGGATCACACCCGCTGACCTCAAGTGGGTGCCCGCTTCCAACATGTTGCACTTGTCCACCATGGATCGTCTGCACCAGTGGCGTGGCGTGTCGGAATTTGCCAGTGTGCTGACGCGGGTGGAAGACCTCAAGGATTATGAAGAGAGTGAGCGCATTGCTGCCAAGGTAGCTGCCAGTATGTCTGCCTATGTAAAGCGTCATGCTGGGCCAGAGGGGTTTGAAGGTGAGCCGGGGGAGGCTCGCAATTTGCGCATGCAGCCCGGCATGATCTTTGACGGCCTGAAAGTGGGTGAAGAGATCGGCATGATTGACACCAACCGGCCCAACCCCAACCTGGTGGCGTGGCGCTCTGGCCAGCTGCGCGCCTACGCTGCCGGCGTTGGTGCTAGTTACAGCAGCATCAGCAGAGACTACAACGGCACCTACAGCTCGCTGCGCCAAGAGCTGGTGGAGCAGTGGGTGCACTATGCCGTGCTGGCCGATGACTTTGTGGGGCAAATCACCCAGCCGGTCTGGGAGCGCTTGGTAGAGATTGCCCACCTGTCTGGCGTTGTGCGCAAGCCTGCTGATCTGATGCCTGGCACAGAAACAGATTGCCTGTTTATTGGGCAGTCCATGCCGTGGATTGATCCGCTCAAAGAGGCTTCAGCTTGGGAAAAACTCACACGTAACGGTTTTGCCAGCGAAGTGGAGGTGATCCGTAAGCGCGGCGCCAACCCCCGTGAGGTCATGGATCAGACAGAGCAATGGCGCAAGGAAGCTGATGCCAGGGGGCTGCGCTATGCCAGTAATCCTGCGCACGATGAGGTGGCAGACGCTGATCCTGATGCGCTCGATAAGGTTGATCCCAAGCGGGGTTGATTAAGTATTTAGTCCAGTTTCTTCCCTAAAAACTGGACAGCAAACCCGAGAGACTGCCTGCATTCCGCCCGATTTTGGGTTTTACGAATGCAGGCAGTTTTCTTATGAGCACATCGAAAAAGTGGTTCGCCATCCGCCGCAAGACCGCGCAGGCCGCAGCTGCTGCGGGTGTGCAGTCTGCTGCTGAAATCTTGATCTACGGTGACATTGGCGAGAGCTGGTGGGAGGAAACCGTTTCGGCCCGTGAGTTCATCGCCCAGCTGCAAGCGCTGGAGGTGGATGCCATCACGGTGCGCATCAATTCCATGGGCGGCAGCGTGCCTGATGGCTTGGCCATCTACAACGCGCTGCGGCGCCACAAGGCCACCATCACCACAGAAGTTGATGGCATGGCCATGAGCATTGCCAGCTTGATTGCCATGGGTGGCGACAGCGTGCAGATGGCAGAAAACGCAGTGCTGATGCTGCATGCCCCGTGGACGTACGCCGCTGGAAACGCCGTAGAGCTGCGTGACTTGGCCGACCAGCTGGATGTGTGGGCTTCCGCCATGGCCACCAGCTACGCCCGCAAGACCGGAGACCAGCAAGCCATGTTGGCGCTGCTGACTGATGGCAAAGACCACTACTACACCGCCGCTGAAGCGCAGGCTGCTGGCCTGATTGACGGCATCAGCGATGCCATGCCTGTGGCCGCCAGTGCTGCGCGTGATCTTCCCCTTTCCCGTTTCCGCTCGATGCCTGTTGCCATGCAGCAAGCATTGGGCATTCCTGCGGCAGCTGCCGCGCAATCCGCCCCTGAAGAGGACGACATGAAGAAAAACCGCACCCATGTGCTGATGAACGCCATTGGCGCATCCGGCGCACCGGCTGCAGGTGGCGGAAGCGCCACGTCTGCCGCTGCTGTTGCGCCTGATGCTGCTGCTGTACTGGCGGCAGACCGCAGCCGCCGTGAAGGCATCCGTGCCGCCGCCGCGCCGTTTGCTGCCAACCCTGGAGTGGCAGACCTAGTGCGTACGCTGGAAGATGATCCAAAAGTGGATGCAGCCCAAGCCAGCCAGCGCTTGCTGGCCCACCTTGGCGCCCAGGCCACTCCGGTTGCGGGTGCACATGTCAGTACGGTGGAAGATGAGTCCGACAAGCGCCGTGATGCCGCCGTCTCGGCCCTGCTGGTGCGTGCTGGCTATGGCACCAAAGAGCAGATTTCCGCCCAAGGCGCTAACCCCTGCCGTGGCATGAGTCTGATGGAGATGGCCCGCGCTTCGCTGGAGAGCAAGGGCATCTCGGCTCAGGGGATGGACAAGCGTCAGGTCGTATCTGCCGCATTCACGCAGTCTACGAGCGACTTTCCTATCTTGCTCACAGATGCCATCCACCGTGTGCTGCTGTCTAGCTACGCCCTGCAGGCCTTGACCTGGCAGCGCTTTTGCAAGCGTGGCGAGGTGAGTGACTTCCGTGCGCACAACCGCTTCCGCGTTGGCTCTTTGGGCAATCTGCAGCCAAAGAATGAGTTGGGTGAATACAAAAACGTAGCCATTCCAGATGGCGAAAAGTCGGTGATGACCGCAGCCACCAAGGGTTACATCATCAACCTCTCGCGCGAAATGATCATCAACGATGACCTGGGAGCGTTCGCAGACCAAGCCGCCGCCATGGGCCGCGCTGCTGCTCGTACCGTGGAAGCTGACGTGTATGCCCTGCTGTCTGAGAACGGCGGCTTGGGTCCCGTGATGGTTGATGGCAAAACCTTGCTGCACGCTGACCACGGCAATGTGGCTACTGCCGCAGCACCCAGCTCGGCTGCATTTGATGCGCTGCGCGTGCTGATGGCCAGCCAAAAGGATGTCACAGGCAATGACTTCCTGGACTTGCGTCCTGCCGTGTGGCTTGGCCCTCTGGGCTTGGATTCGCAGGCTCGCATGATCAACCAGGCGCAGTACGAAGTCACTGCAAGCAAGAACGCCCAGACCCCCAACATTGCTTTGGGCCTGTTCCGCGACATCGTTGGCAGCCCTCGCTTGGCCGGTACCCGCTACTACGCGCTGGCCGATGCCAACGAAGCCGCAGCTTTGGAAGTGGCCTTCCTGGACGGTGTGGACACCCCATTCCTGGAGCAAGAGGACGCCTTCGATACCGATGGTGCGCGCTTCAAGGTTCGCCTGGACTACGGCGTGGCTGCCCACGACCCACGCGGCATTGTCACCAACGCCGGCGCGTAAGCGACCGGGTCTGCCAACAAGCTATCCAAGGAGTAACCAAGATGGCAAAGAACTATGTGCAGCCCGGCCGTGTGCTGGACTATGTCAACAACGGCTCTGTGGCCATCGCCAGCGGCCAAGCCGTGGTGGTGGGCGCTGTCATCGGTGTGGCCCTGGCGGCCATTGCGGTTGGCGCCACGGGCTCGGTGCAGGTGGAAGGTGTTTTCACTCTGCCCAAGAAAACCGGTACCGCAGTGGCCCAAGGTGCAGCTCTGGTGTTTAAGGCTGCCAGCCAAGAATTCACCGTCGGCGCACCTGCTGCGGGTGATGTCTCTGGTGCTGCGGCCTTTGCCTTTGAAGCCGCTGAAGCTGGCGCCACTTCCCTTGCTGTGAAGCTGACGGGCGTGCCCGGCACGGTAGCCGCTTAAGCGCAGCACACCACATGACCGCATTTGCTTATCGCATGCAGCGCATGAATCGCTCCATTGAAAGGGCTTTGGCGAATGCCACGGCCACTTGGAATGGCGGCACGTCCTTCGGCGTGATGCTGGATCAAGACAAAGACGAGGGGTTCATGGGCGATGCGGTAACAGCGGTGCGCGATGTGGTGTCTCTGTGCGTAGCCAACACACCGGGCATTGCGGAAGGTAGCCAGTTGCTCACGATTAATGGGAAAGCCTGCCGGGTCGCCGGCGAGGTCGTGGCCGATGCGGGTGGCTGGGCAACCTTCCCAGTGTTCTTTTACGGAGGCAACTGATGCTGGCCCTTGAAAAACTCATCCAAGACCGGCTGCGCGCCTTGCCTGCCTTTACGGGCTGGCAGGTTCGTGGTGCCACGGTGGCCACTGATCGCCGTGGCGTACCAGCGGTGGATGTGCGTATGGGGGGTGCCGGTGTGCCCCAGGTACGCAAGCCTGCTGTAACGCTGCAGCCTGAGTGGTCAGTCACTTTGGTGGTGCAAAAAAGCGACCAAGCGGCTGCCCAAATTGATGCTGCGCTGGTGGCCACCATAGGCGCGCTGCACAACTGGCGCCCCGACGATGCCGCGCGCGGCTGGACTGAGCTGCAGGTGGCCCGCGTGACTGAGGCTGCTTTCAGTGATGCAGGCCTTGTCGGCTACGAAATCACCTTCACCACAGCGGCTGTTTTCAACGGCCAGTCTTAACCCCATTTTCTGGAGCATTCCCATGCCTATCCTGCACGAGAAAAGCCAGTACCTGATCGCCCGCGGGCGTGTGTACTTTGACCCCTATGACGCCAGCGAGAAGCTGACAGGTGAGATTGATCTGGGCAACTGCCCCGGCGTAGCCATCACGATTGCCACTGAAAAGGCAGAGCACTTCAGCAGCCAAGGTGGACTGCGCGAAAAAGACGGTGCCTGGGTGGTTCAGGTGGACCGCACCGGCACGCTCAACTGCGACAACTTTTCACCGCAAAACGCTGCGCTGTGGCTGTCTGGCACGCACGAAGTCAAGAGCCAAGCCGCAACGCCTGTCACTGGTGAAGAGCGCAAGGTACTGCCTGGCCGCCAATACCAGCTGGGCGCTACTGCTGCCAACCCCTTGGGCGTGCGCAATGTGACAGATGTGACCGTAGCCCTCAAGTCTGGCGGCACAGCCTTGGTGGCGGGTACGGACTACAACGTAGACCTAGCCACCGGTCGCGTGCAAATCCTGGCTGGGGGTGCCATTGCTGTCGCCACCGATGTGCTGTTTGGCTACAAGCCAGTGGCGGCCACGTATGACGCGGTCAAGTCTGGTGCTTCGGCTGAGCTGACCGGTGCGCTGCGCATTGTCTCGGACAACGCCGCCGGCGGTGATCGTGACTGGTATCTGCCCAAGGTCACGCTCACCCCCAATGGTGACCTGCCCTTGATTGCCGAAGGCACCGACGTGGTCGCCATGGAGTTTGGCTTGGAGGCGCTCAAGCCTGCCAATGCAGAAGCCATTTACTGCAACGGCCGCCCCGTTGCTGTTTAACCCCCTCTAGTCAAACCGCCCGGCCCAGCCGGGGCGGTTTGCCCTGTGGCCGCGCTGGCTGCAGCGCAAACCGTTAGCTACCACTCGCTTGCAAACCCATGGCCTTTAAACCTATTCAGATTGTCATCAACGCCAAAGACAACGCGTCTGCGGTGTTGGGCCGTCTTGAGGGCAAGATCAAGGCGGTGGGCATTGCCGTTGCGGGCTACTTTGGCATCAAGGCATTTGCAGGTGGTATTCAGGGCGCGGCAGAGTTTGAAGCCGCCATGAGCCGTGTGAAGGCGGCCACCGACGGCACTGCCGAGGAGATGACTGCGCTGACCAAAGCAGCGCAAGGTGCTGGCACCAGTACCAAGTACACCAGTGTCGAAGCTGCAGGTGCTTTGGAAAACCTGGCCAAGGCGGGTTTGAGCGCTGGCGACTCCATCAAGGCGCTGCCTGCCGTGCTGGCACTGGCGCAGGCCGGTGATGTGGAGCTGGCCACTGCCAGCGAGTATGTGACCAAGGCCGTGATGGGCATGGGGTTGGCCTTTGATGATGCCGCCCGCGTGGCCGACGTGCTGGCCAAAGGGGCCAACGCCACCAACACCAGCGTGGAAGGGCTGGCGCAGGCGCTGAGCTATGCCGCACCCGTGGCCAATTCGCTGGGTGTGAGCCTGGAGAGCACCGTGGCCATGGTTGGCAAGCTGGCCGATGCGGGCATTGATGCCAGCCGTGCAGGTACGGCGCTCAACAGCATCATGAGCCAGTTTGCCAACCCCGCCAGCAAGTTCCGCCAAGAGCTGGGTGCTGCGGGGATTGTGACCACTGACTTTGACGAGGCCATTCGCCAACTGGCAGCCAGTGGCCCCGCGGGTGAGAAAGCCATCAACGCGGTGGGTATGGAGGCAGGCCCTGGTTTGCGTGCCTTGATAAACCAAGGCATGGGTGCATTGGATGGCTTGACGAAGAGCCTGAAGAATGCCGAAGGCAGTGCGGCTGCTGCAGCCAAGACCATGTCTGACAACCTCAAGGGTGCGCTGACTGGCTTGGGTAGCGTGTGGGATTCGGTGGTGGTGGCCCTCAACACTCCGGTGCTGCCCGTGCTACGCAAAGGTGTGGAGGAGCTGACCGTATCCCTGCGCCGCCTGGTGGATGACGGTACCGTCGCGCGCATGGGGTCGGTACTGGCGTCAGCCTTTGACAATGGCATCAAGGGCGTTCAGGCCTTCTTGGGCGCGCTCAATGTGGATCAGATCATCCTGCGCCTGCAGGTGATGGCCAGCGAGGTGGGCGAGGCTTTCCAGCGCGTTACTACCTTTGCCACCAATGCGGGCAACGCCGTGCGCATGGCGTGGGGCGTGATGACGGCAGGCGCCAGCGCGGTGATGGCCGTCATCTACAAAGTGGGTGAGGCATTTGCGGGCGTGGCCAGCAACATCCAGTCCGGCGTTGCCGTGATCATGGACGGCCTGAGTCGCATCACCTTTGGCGGTGTTTCTGCCTCGTTCAAGGCTGCGGCCGAAGAAATCCGCTTGAGTGCAGAGGCCACCTGGGCATCGTCGCAGGCGCTGGCAGCCAAGGCTGATGAATCCTTCAACGCCATGGCAGAAGGCGCAGAGCTGGCGCGCGATGGTTGGGATGGACTGACGCAGGCGGCAGACCCAGCCGTGGGCGCCGCGCAGAAGATGGCTGCAGCCCTGGGGGAGGTGACGCAGGCGCAAGAAGCCCAGGCTCAGGCTTCGCAAGCCCTGCTCAAACAGCAAGAGCAAAAGGCCAAGAGTGATGAGGCGGCCCGTGCTGCTGTCAATGCATTACGGACTGAGTACGACAGCTTTGTCAAAGAAGGCAACTTGCAAGCAGCGGCGAAAAAGTTGTTGGAGATTGACCGTGCGCAGCAGGCCCTGTCCAAGTCAGGCGTGCAAGCGGCGGATGCTGCTGCATTGGTCGAACAAGCGTTCAAAGAGTTAGGGGTTGTGACTGATGATTCTCTGAAAAAGAGTGCTGAGAAAGCGATTGCGGCTTATGAAATCATTAAAAAAAGCGGCACAGCCAGTCCTCGGGAGATTGCACTAGCCTTTGAAAAAGCTGCCGAGGCTGCAGAGAGTTCGGCAGATCGTGCCATCAAGTCATGGGCAAAGGCGGAGAAAGAGCGCTTGCGTTACCAGAATCCGAAGCCTGATCCTGATAAAAATCCTGATCCAAACAAGAGGCCTGATAAAGACAAGGGTGCACGCCAAGACGCGCAATTAGATGCCGGTGATGTCGAGCTGACAGAGGAAGAGAGGGCGCGTATTCAGGCTCTCAGAAACTCTGGTGATCATTTGGTGGCTGCCAATGAATTGCGAAAAATAAGGCAGCGAAAGTTATTCCAAGACGGCGACAAAGAGGATGCCGGACGTAGCGAGGAAAACGCCCGCCTATCGCAGGAGGTGTTGCAGCAAGTTGCAGACCTCAAAACGGGCGGCAGTGATCGCGACTTGCTCAAAGAGATGTTGGGTGGCAGTGGCCCCATGCAGTCCGTATTTCCCAAAGGTGCCGTCACTTTTCAGATGCCACAGGTGCCACTTGCAAATCGTGCGCAGGCGGTGCCCAGCATGGGCGTTGCAGCGCCCAGTGCTGCTGCAGCGTCGGTGCAGGTCTTTAAGCATGAGTTTGCGCTGCCCGGCGGCAATCTGGTGGTGAACGCCGCCGACGAGCCTAGCAGCGATGCACTCAACCAGCTGTTTGAGCAGCTGGAGCGGGGTGCGCAGATGGCTGGAGGAGTGCGCTGATGGCCGGGCATTTGTTGGCTGGGGTGGAGCTGCCACGCGGCATGTTGTGGGTGGATGAGTTTGCTTGGTCTGCTGTGCAAAAAGGGGTGGATCGTTCCATCACAGGCGCTCAAATCATTGATGTGTCCACAAAGCTTGAGGGCCGCCCCATCACTTTGCAAGGCACGGAGTCGCAGGGCTGGATAAGCCGTGCCACGTTGCTGGCTGTGCAGACGTTGGCCAATAACCCTGAAGGCGAATACGACCTGGTGTTGGCTGATGGGCGCAGCTTCCGTGTCCAGTTTGCGCCCGACACCCCACTGGAGGCCCAGCCCATCAGCCGGCCAGAGTTGCCGGCTGATACGCACCCCTATGTCGCCACGCTGCGGCTGATTACGGTTTGAAGAGGATAGGAAACCATGGCTATTGCAGACGGCGATATCAAGATCCTGGCATCCAAAGTGATGGATGACGTGCCCGAAGGGGGCGGTGGCCCCACGGGCAACGTGATCGAATGGGGCAAGAGCAACCAGATCTTTGACGACATCACTCGCGTGGCCCGTGCGGGCGGGCAGGTAAGCATTCGCCAGAACTTCTGTGCCGTGCAGACGGGCACCACGGATCCGCTGATGGACGCCTATGTCATCATTGAGCAGCCCTCTAGCGACCCCGATGTCAGCATCACCATTGCAGCGTGCGACACCTTCGCCAAGCGCAGTGAGATTGCCCAGGCCATTGCCAACTACCTGATCTCTGGCACGGAGTGGTCGGGCATCTTGCTGGGCAACCACGTGCAAGGCCAGGGCAACGTGCAGATCATGCACCGCGTGGGCACCGCAGCCCCGCCCATTGGGCGCACCATCGTGCTGGTGCAGGGCGAAGGGCAGCCCACAGAAAAACGCCAGTATGTGCGCGTGATTCGCACCGACACGGTGGAGCGCACCTTCACCTATATCACCTCGTCGGGCGAAGCCAAGGACTATCAAGCCTTGGTCACCACCTGCGACATTGCCAGCCGCCTGGATTTTGCTTTCACGGGCAGTGAACCCAACCGCACGTTCAGCCGAGAGGCCAATGCCGCCCGCATCCGTGACACCACGGTGGCCGATGCCATGCGCTTTTATGGCGCATCACCCATGACGGCCGCTTATGCGCTGGGTGATCCAGCACGGCAGGTGAAGGTGCAAAGCATCTACACCCAGCTGGTGCCCAGCAGCCGCACCGAGCGGGTCAACCTGGATCAACGCCCAGCCGCTATGCGCAGTGTCACGCTGGCCACTGGCCCGCGTGAAGTCACCGTGGGCATTACGCCCCATACCAAGCGCTTCACGGTGGGCCAAGAAAACCGGGGCTACAGCTGGACCAACATCCTGCGGCCATTCCCCAGCCCTGGCACGGTGGTGGTCAGTTTCATGGTGCTGGGCACCTGGTACAGCTGCCAAGACGATGGTGCTGGCGCCTTGGTGGGCGATGCCGTGGGCACGATCAACTACGCCAATGGCTCGATTGCCATCACGCTGCCCGCCTTGCCCGATGTGGGCTCTGCCATCATCATCCAGTGGGGCGAGACCACCGGCTTTGTCAACCGCAGCGGCAGTGCAGCCACGGTGCGCCAGCCTGAGTTTGCGCTGCAGCTGCCGCACAAGCAGCTCAAGCGCGGCAGCATTACCGTCAGCTGGACCAGCGGCGGCGTGGTTAAAACGCTGGCCGATGCCGTCTCTGGCAACGCCTTGAGCGGCAACGGCGGCTCCGGCCTGGTCAACCATGCCAGTGGCCAGATCCTGATTCGCCCCACCGCGTGGATCGATGCCGGTGGCCAGTTCCTGGTGCAATACCGCCGCAGCACCACCATCACACACAACATTCCGGCCCCGGCCATTGATGCAGCGGGCTATGCCAACATCGTGCTGCCCAGCGTGCCTGCGCCGGGCTCCATTGAGCTGCGCTGGATCACCGTGCGCGCCGTCACCAACAGCAGCGGGGCCAGCAGCGGCGGCAGCACCTCGCGCAAAAGCTCTGCCGATTACGCCAGCTCTTATGGCAACGGCTACATCAACCAAGGCAGCAATGGGTGGTCCACCCAGTCGCAGCGCATCAACCAGACGCAAGACCGCGTAGCCCATACGCTGCTCGATGATGGTGCAGGCGGCATGTATGGCCGTGGCACGGTCAACTATGGCAGCAAGACCATTACGGCCAAGCTGGTGGATCTGGAGGCCAGCACCAGCGCCTACCAGTCAGACTTTGAAAGCAGTGCGGCGTTCGAGCGCCAAAGCGGCCCCGGGCGCACGGTCGGCGTTGGCGGTAGTGGCAACAGCATGAGGGGCGGCGCATACAGCCTGGCGGCCGTCAGTGAGCAGGTGCTGGCAGCCAGCACGCTGGAGGTGACCTACGCGGAATCGTTTGACACCACCTTTGAAGAGTCCTTCAGCTGGACACCGCCTGAGCTGTACATCGACCTGTGCCGCCTGACCGAAGACTATGTGGTGCCGGGCTCGGTGCAGTTCAGCTGGCTGGGCCACACCTACATCGATGTGGACGGCGACATCATCCGCGACCGCACCAGCACCAGCGCAGGCGTGGTGGCGGGCCGCATGGACTACGAGGCAGGCCTGGCGTTTTTGACAGACTGGCTGGTGACCAACCCCGCAGGCACGCTGCAGCTGCAAAGCCTGTGGACAACGCGCAAGCAGTGGACGGCCGCCAGCGTGTTCTTTCGCACGCCAGCCGCGCCTGTGGCTGTTCAGGGCATCACGCTCAACCTGGCGGACTCGCACGGCAACGCCATCACCCTCACGCCGGACCTGGATGGCTACTTCACCACGGCCCAAAGCCGGGGGCGCATTGACTACCAGGCAGGCCTGACCGAGATCCAGTTTGGCCGCTTTGTGGCCGTGGAGGATCTGACCGACGCAGATCGCGCCGAGTGGTGGTATGACCCCGAAGACATCGGCAGCGTGCAGGCGGGCAAGATCTGGAAGCCGCTGGCCATTGACCCCACCACGCTGCGCTTTAACTCGGTCACCTACGTCTATCTGCCGCTGGATGCGGACATCATCAAGATGGACCCCACGCGCCTGCCCAGCGATGGCCGGGTGCCCATCTTCTCCACTGAGTCGTATGTGGTTGTGGGCCACACCGGCGCTATGGCAGCCACCATCTGGAGCAATGGCCAAACCGCCAACTGCGGCCGCACGCGGCTCAGCCGCGTGTGGATCGTGGGGGCGGACGGGCAGAAGATCCAGACGGGCTGGAGTGCCGATCTGGACGCAGGCACCGTCAGCATCACCGATGTGACGGACTGGGTGCAGCCGGTGCGCATTTATCACCGCATCGAAGAAATGGCCCGCGTCTCGGACGTGCAAATCAATGGCACGCTGACGTTGACCAAGTCGCTCAGCCATGACTTCCCCGCAGGCTCTGTTGTCAGCAGTGCCTTGTACACCGGCACCATTCGTGCCCGCGTCAGCCACATTTTTGATCAGGCCACGATCGACTCCATGAGCTGGTCCGACACCGTGGTCGGCAACCAAGCGCCTGCCCAATACAACGACACCGCATTCCCCATCCAGGTGACCAATGCCGGAGCCGTGTCAGAGCGTTGGCTGCTCAAGTTCACCAATGCCAACACCTCGGTGGAAGTGATTGGGGAGCACGTGGGCAACCTCGGCATCTTCCCGATTGCCAATGACATTGCCCCCATCAACCCCAACACCAAAACCCCCACCTCGGCCGGGGTGCCGTATTTCACCGTGCCTGCTGGCGGCTGGGGCGTTGGCTGGAATGTGGGCAACGGCCTGCGCATCAACACCGTGGGGGCCATGCAGCCGTTTGCCTGCATCCGTACTGTGCAGCCCAGCGAGGCCACCGGCACCGACTACCACTTTGAGCTGGCGGGCTGCGGCGACATCGACCGCCCAGGCAGCTTCTAAAGAACAAACAAAGGATTCACTATGACAGTCAGTACCGCAGTCAAATGGGCCGTCTCCAGCATGACGGGTGCTCCCACGCTCAACGGCACGGCAGGCAGCATGATTGCCCTGCTGGATGCCTTCTTGGTCAATGGTTTTGGCACCAAGGCCGTGGACAGCGCACAAGTCACCAGCGGCGTGTGCCGCCTGGCCATCACGGGCGGCAGTGCCACGCAAGACCATTGCGTGATCCAGCTGGCAGGGGTCACAGGTGACGGCGTGGGCCTCAATGGCCCCCAGCGTGTGAAGGCGGCCACGGCCAGTTATGTGGATTTCCCCTGCGATCTGCCTGATGGGCCATTGACCGGCACCATCACCTTCAAGATTGCGCCTTTAGGCTGGGAAAAAGTGTTTTCCAAAACCAACGTGGCGGTGTACCGCAGCACCGACCCGGCAGGTACACGTGCGTATTACCGCGTGGATGACACCAATGCCCTGTATGCGCGGGTCACTATGTACGAGTCCATGAGTGATGTCGATTCTGGAGTGGGTGTTGCACCTTCGTCGCCCAGTGGCGGCTTTTACTGGCACAAACGCAATGCGGCTGCGGCCACGGGGGTGTATTGGCAACTGCGAGGCGACAGCTGTGGGTTTTACATCAGCGCGGCTCCCAATGGAGGCAGCACTGCGGCGGCGTCGAATGGCTGGGGTCTGTACACCTACTATGCCGGCGACATCCAGAGTCGCCGCCCGGGTGACCCTTGGTGTGGCTTCTTGTCTGGCGCTGTGGGATCGACGTATTCGCAGGCAGAGGGATGTATTTTTTCCAGCGCCGTGGCCACGGGGATGGTGCTGCAGCGTGGTGCCGCCGGACTCGGCTCTGGCTTGTTGACGGCGAGGCGTGTGATGGGGGGTACGGCCCTGTCTGGCAGTGATGCATCGTTAGGGCGATACCCATCAGTGGCAGATAACGGTCTGTGTCTGAGTCCGATTCTTATCGCAGAGGGTGACATTGCAACGGCCGGGCCTCGCGGTCAACTCCCCGGCGCATGGCATGTGCCGCAGACTGGTGCGGCTGCGTATTTCAATACGGACGGTGTGATTTTGCAAGGAGTGGGCGAGTTCGCCGGTGCAGCGCTATTGCCAGTGGCTTGCGGAGGGGTCGCAGCAAGCGGTACTGCTGGGCTGGGGTTTGTAGACGTGGTTCGGCCTTGGAGGGGTGCTTGATGCTCGCTAAGGTGTGGAGAGTCGCATGCCTAAGAACATCTGCGGGTGGACTTGCGTTGCAGGGACTGCGGTTAGCAACAAGATCAGGCGTGGCTGTTTTAGGCGCTGCAATCACGAGCAGCCATGCACCCACCGCAGGTGGGCTAGGTGACCTTGAGGTCGGAACTGGTTTCGCTCAGTGGTCGCCAGAAACGACAGTCTTGCCGGGATTTTGGGTGCAGTTAGAGTTTGCAGCGCCCGTGGATGGAGACTGCATCCAATGCATTGCAGCAGATGCAGCGCAGCACCCCTATGCACTCGATGTTATGGCCCAAGAGGCAGGCCGTTGGGTGTGTGCACGGCAAGAGCGTATCCCGTTTGCAGGCACTGAGTGGTCAACTGCTGTGTTGGGTGTCTTCGGGATACCTTTAGGTTCTTGGACAAGTCAAACCACTGCGCTGACAACGAATGGTTTTTTCCACTGTGGTTTGAGTGAAGAAGGCCGTTACGTGTACGTGACATCCAACTCGAATTCAGCCCCATCTGGTGGACGTCTGCATCGGTCTAAAGACTACGGCGAGACGTTTGATGTGCTCACTCCACCGGGGGCAGGTGCGGATGGCTATAACGGTTGCAATACGAGTGCGGATGGGCAAACAGTCGTAGTGGCCGGTCGAGGTGCGGGAGGCGGGCTCGCTATTAGCTACGACGGCGGAGACACGTGGTTTTCTCCCCCAGGGGTGCCCGCTTACACATATGGTTATGCGGGGGTGGGTATCAGCGACGACGGGCAAGTTATTTTGGCTTGCCAGCGGGGCAGCACTAGCTCTAGGTGGTATTTGTCGCGGGATGGAGGTGCCACATGGACTTCTGGTACGCATGGTGCATCTAGTAACGGATTTCTAGCGGCGGCTGTTTCTGGGGGCGGTGCTGTGTTGTTTCTTGGGGGCTATGGAGGGAGCGTAGCCGCTCGTATGAGCCGTGATAACGGGTTGACGTGGACGTCCTTGTCTGCACCATCTGGAGCGTTTGGATGGATTTCGATTGCCACCGATGCTACAGGGCAGCGGGTGTTGATGTCGCCTGCTGCAGGCGGCTCATCTTTGTACTTCAGTGAAGATGGCGGGGCAACGTTTAAGGCATTGCCTACCGGGCTTGCTGCGGGTTTGGAGTGCTGTGCGATGTCTCGGGATGCGCGGACATTGTTGGTTGTATCGTCGGCACAGTCCAGTAGTACGCAGCTGGCTATATCCCGAGACAGGGGGGCGTCATTCGACGTTGTTGCTATCTCAAACGCAGGGCCCGTCGGTTTCGTGGGCGCTGGTGTCTCAGAGGATGGCACTGTAGCTTTTGCTGCTTCGCGCGGTGCAGTGGGGTCTCCATTTTTTAGGTGCATGTTGCGCGACGCCCGCCTCCTTGAGCCGAGCGTGCGCATTACACAAGCAGAGCTTGCCACACTGGATGGGGCTGCGCCTGCACAGGCATCTCAAGGGGTCATGGGCTTGCTGCAGGGGCAAGACATGGAATGCGGCGGCCACGGTTGCATCTACGGCACCGTAGAGCTGTATGCCCAAGCAGGCAACATCCCCTTGCCCCGTCGTGTCCGCCTACACCGCAGCCGTGATGGCCTGCTGGTGCGGGAGATGTGGAGCGATGCACAAGGCAACTACCGCTTCGAGCACATCACGGACCGCTACAAATATGACGTGATTGCGTGGGACCATGAAGGCTTGCAGCAGTCTGTGGTAGCCAATGACTTGACGCCGGAGCCTATGCAATGACAGCGCCTGCCTACTATGAATGGCGCTTGAGCGGCGCATTGCTGCTGGCCCAGCTGCAGGCCACGCTGGCGCGGCTGGACATTGGCGCCACGGGCAATGCCTGCGTGCGCTTGTACACCACATCCCGCCCAGAAAGCATGGGCACCAGCCCAGCGCCTTGGCTGGAAATTCCCTTGGCGCGGCCTGCGGGCGTGATTGCTGATGGCCTACTGGTGCTGCAGCCGCAAAGCGTGGCGGGCACCATGGTGCTCATCAGCGGTGTGCCCAAGTGGGCCGAGCTGGTAGCGGCCGATGGTGCAGTGCTGGCTGAAGGTGGTGTCACGGCTGAAGGCGTGGGTGGCTGCTTTGAAATCGCCGGTGGGCAAGTGCCTGAAGGTGAGCTGGCTCCACACTTTTACGCGGGTGGCTTGGTCACGCTGACCGGCTCTGCACTGGGCTAATCCATGGCAGCTACGCGCCTAGTCTTCACGCAGCCGCGGCACGCGGGGGGCAATCCTGTCCCGCTGGTGTTTGGTGCGGGTGGCCAAGCCGAGGTGCCCAGCTATGCCATCACGGCACGTGGGCGCATCACCGTGGGCCTGCGTGGTCAAGTACGCATGGCCAGCGTGCTGCAGCTGCAGGCCAAGGGGCGCATTACGGGATTGCGCGGCAGTGTGGTTGTGCGCTGGAATGTGAACGTGAGCCGCCCCATGGTGGCCAGTGCCCAAGAGCGGGGGCAAGATGCCCTGCCACGCAGCATGCCGCTGCAGGCAATGTGGCAGCAGTCGCAACGCACCCAAGCCGCCATTAGCCAAGTCTGGCAAGACGCCCGCCATGTCTCTGACCAAGTGCGTGCCCTGTGGCAGCAGGCCCATGGCCTGCGCGGCGCGTGGGTGGACGTTGCGCAAGACGCCGTGCCCATGCGCCAGCACATCACCAGCCGCTACCAAGAAGGCCTGCGCAGGCATGCCGCTGCACGCGATGCTGTGCAAGATGCGGCCGCCCTGCAGGCCTTGGCACTGGTGTGGTTTGAAGAGGCCGTGCGCCTGCGCAGTACGGTGCAAAGCCACTTCCAGCGCGGCCAAGCCGCTGCAGGCCACTGGCTGGCCAGCTTTGCCCAAGGTCGCCCCGTCAGCATCGGTGGGCTGGGCCGGTTTGAAGAGGCCATGCGCCCCGGCCCCGGCATGTGGCAGCGGCCACGGCCCCTGCCGCCAGAGCCTTGCTATGTGCCAGGCCTGCCCGCCAAGCTGCTTTTTAAGCAAGCGTATGCGGCCGGGCTGCCTGCGCAGCTGGTGTTTTGCTGTTGCAAGGGCGGCGGTCAGGAGCCAGAGCCTCAGCCCATTGCGCAATACGTCATTCCTTTACTGCGGGTTTATATGCAAGTCCACACCCTTACGGCGCACCTGTTGCCCAGCATGGAGCCGGTGCAGCTTTTCAACGCCACGATCAGCACCGACGACGAAAGCTACTGCTGGAGCTTGAGTGCCAGCGGCCCCGAGCACCTGATGGAGCAGCTGGCGCCGGTGTCGGGCTTGCCAGCACGGGTGCGGGTGACGATCGATGGCATCCCGTTTGTGTTTGCTGTGATGTCGACGCCGCGCACGCGTGCCTTTGGGCAGCACCGGGTGCAGGTCAATGGCGTCAGCACGACCGCTTTGCTGGCCGCGCCTTATATGCCTGCGCAGGTCTGGAGCCCCAGCGTCAATATGACGGCCCAGCAGATTGCAGTGCAGGCGCTGGAATACACGGGCGTGGATTTGAGCTGGGGCATTGATGACTGGACGGTACCCGGTGGGGCCTGCAGCGTGCAAGGCACACCGCTGCAGGCGGTGATGCGTGTGGCCGAAAGCGTAGGTGCCGTTCTGCGCAGCCACCGCACCGATGAGCAATTGATTGTTGCGCCGCGCTACCCCGTGCTGCCCTGGCAGTGGGACGCCGCTGATGTACAGGTGCACATGCCTGCAGCGGTCATCGTGACCGATGAGCTGCGGCCAGAGCCACGCACACCCTACAACGCCATTTATGTGACAGGCGGCCCGGTTGGTGGTGTGCAAGGCCACGTGGTGCGTGCCGGATCTGCAGGCGAAAAGCTTGCCCCCCAGATCCAGGATGACCTGATTACCCAGGCGGTGGCTGCCCGCATGCGTGGCGGCTGGGCGCTGGCTGCCAGCGGCAACAAGCTGATGCAGACCATCACCATGCCGGTGCTCACGGGTGGCACGAATCCCGGCGTGCTGCAGCCTGGGCAGCTGCTGCAAGTGGATGACTTGGACGGCACATGGCGCGGCCTGGTGCGCGGCGTGAGTGTGAGTGCATCAATGCCCAAGGTGCGCCAGCAAGTGACTGTGGAAAGGGTGGCCGCATGAGCACGAATCTTTACAAGCGCCTGTTGAGCTTGCTCCCAGACGATCCAGTGCAAACCGGCGCTGTCTCGGCCGTGTACGCCGATGGCACAGCGCAAGTCACGCTAGATGGGGCTGGTGGCCTGCTGCGTGTGCGCAACCCCCTGCTGCAGCCCAACGGCGCGCGTGTGTACCTGCAGGGCGGGGCCATCACCGGCCCAGCGCCTGACTTGCCCTACGTATTGATTGAAGTCTGATTAAAAAAAGGAGGGGGAACATGGTGGACGATCACGGCAACGAGCTGCCAGCAGTGACGGTGCAGCAGATTAATCAAAAGTTTGACAACGGCAGCGTGCGCATGGCCGGCATTGAGCGCGAGCTGACGGCCACGCGCAAAGAGCTGCATGAGCTCAAGCAGCAACTGGCAGACCTGCTGGAGTTTTTTACCGCCATGAAAGGCGCTATCAAAGTCTTTTACTGGGTGGGCAAGTTGGCTAAGCCTGCTGGTGCCATTGTGGGCTTTGGGGCGGCATGCGTGACAGCGTGGAGCGCATGGAGGGGGCTGCGATGAGCAAAGTCCCTGCCGTCTTGCGCAACAAGCTAATGCAGGTGGCCTTGGGTTTTGCTGTGGGTGCGACCACCTACGTGGTGGTCGACCAGCCTGCCAAGCCCAGCCAGGCCGTGCAGCTGGCCATGGAGCTGGGCGCCCACTATGAAAGCAGCGGCCGGCACATCGGTGTGCCCTACGTTGACAAGCTGGGCAAAGGCCAGCCTCTGACCGTATGCAACGGCGTCACCGGGCCCGAAGTGGTGGCGGGGCGCTACTACAGCAAAGACGACTGCTACCGGCTGGAGTTGCCCAAGTACCTGCAGGCCGAGCGGTCCGCCAAGCGCTTGTTCAACCACTGGGCCACCTACAACGTGTGGGTGCAGGCCAGTTTTATCGACATGCTCTACAACCTGGGCGAAGGCGCCGTGCGTGGCAGCACCATGCTGGGCTTGGCGAATGCAGGCAAGTTAGAGGCCGCCTGTGCGCAGATGCCCCGCTGGGTGCGCGGCACCGTCAACGGCCAAAGCGTGCGCCTGCCTGGCCTAGTCGACCGGCGAACCACCACGGCTGAGCTGTGCCGCGACTGGGGGCGCGACGGGCATTTCAGCGTGATTGCCATCCGTGGCTTGGAGGGCGGAAATGCTCAAGCTGATTGATAGTTTTATGCCGAAGGCTTGGCCGTGGGTGGCCTTGGGGTTGGCTGTGCTGGTCTTGCTGCAGCAACTGCGCGTGGCGGGGCTGCAGGTGGATGTGGCCACGCTGGAGGCATCACATGCAAAAGCAGGTCAAGTGCAAGCGCAGCAAGCGCGAGTAGCTACTGAAAAAGATGCAGGCGCTTTGCTGGAGCACGCAGGCAACCAACAGGACAACATCTATGAATACACGCAAACCATTCAAAAGCTGGAAGCTGGCCGCAGTGCTGATGCTGCCCGCATTGCAAGCCTGCAGCACAACCTCCGCGCCACCGCCACCCGCCAAGCACAAGCTGCAAGTGACCTCGCTGCCTGCCGAGATCTCGCAGATCGACACCAAGAGCTCGGAGAGCTGGCTGCAAGAAGCGCAGGCGTTATTGGCCGATCTATTGGCCTGGTCCAGCAGCGAGACGCCGAAGTAACGCTGCTGCAAAAGCAGGTGATGACGGAGAGGGTGCTTGTAGAGCGCTTGTCATCCCATTAGATCCACATCCTCCCCGGCTACCCAGTTGCCGGTGCGGTCGATGCGTAGTAGGCGCGACTGTCCGCTGCGGGCCAATAGCACAATGTCAATGCGCCCATCCCCAGCAGCTGGGCGCATGCCTTTTTGGTAGACCGTGATGCGCTCAAAGGTGTCGGCCACCAGTTGGCGGGCTTTGAGGCGCGCGGCTTTGTCCAGGCTGAGTACGCCGTGGGCTATCTCTCGCCACTGTAAGTGTGCATCTTTGGCGCCAGCGCGGGAAATGTTGGCTAGATCTCGCTCTGCGGCCAGCAGCCTGTTTTGTGCCTGGTCACGCAGTAACTCCAGCTCCTTGGCTTTGACCAGAAATGTAGTGGGTGCATCGGTGCTTTCTAGTAGCGCTTCTGTGATGCGGTCTAGTTGCTTTTGCACCTTGGCTACCTCTGCTTGGGCTGCGGTTACGGCAGATTTTGCGACTGCGGTGTGGTCGCTGTTGAAAAGCCGCTGCATGTTGATGAGGTCGCTGCAGTGGTGCATCAGTGCTTTTTCTATGGGCACTGCGCTGCATGAGCCCGCGACGCCGCACTTGTGACCAGAGTTGATGCGCATGCAGTGCAGGCGTCTGTTGTAGTCGGGGATGGTGCCGTCCGCATTGCGGCGGCTTGTCATCGTTTGCGACTTCATGGGCGAGCCGCAATAGCCGCACACCGTGATGTTGTGCCCAGTCAGGATGCTGGGAATATCGCCTTTGACCCAGCGGCGCCCGCGTTCGCTGCCTTGTTGCTGCAACTCCAGCAGCAGCTCCTGGCTGATCAGGGCGGGGTAGTAGTTGTGCAGGACAAACTCTTCCCCATCCAGATTAACGATCTTGGTGCCAGCAAGTGCCGGGTGTTGCAAAAGCCGCGATAAATGTCCGCTTGTGGGCGGCACGCTACTGATAGATAGGCCGCGTTCAAACAACGCATTCGCTATGGCGCCTGTGCCAAGGCCTTGTTGCCACAGTTCAATCGCGGTGAGTACGGCTTGTTGTCTTTCAGGGATGACCTGCCAAACGCCATCTACTGCTTTGAGCCAACTGGGTGCAGGTCCATAACGCACTAGGCCACGGTAGGCGCCGGTTTGCCAGCCCAAGCATTGCCTGCGGATGGCGTCACGTACGCGCTTGCTTTTGGTGTCACTTTCTTCATGCGCGCGGATCATGACCAGCAGGCTGTAGACCAAATCCATAGGGTTGGCCTTCAAGCTCTCGCGTGAATACACTTTGCCATCACTGGCGGTGACCACGGAAACCCCGGCATTGATGATGTTGGCCAGCTGCGCTTGCGCCTGTATAGGCTCTGCGCGGCTCAAGCGGTCTAGGCCCTCGACCACCAGCACGCTGCCGCTTGGTACTGCTCCTGCATCTACTGCTGCCAGAAACAAGCCCAGCGCTCCGCGCTTGATGTGCATTTGGTGGTAAGCGCTCAGCCCCTCGTCACGCATGGTGAGGCTTTCATCAAGCTCCAAACCGTGTTTTTTTGCCCAGTCGGCAGCGTATGACTGTTGTCGCTCTGTGCTGGCTCCTGCGGCTTGCTTGGCGTCAGAAAAGCGGATGTAGCTGTAAACGCGAGGATGGGGCTGATTTATGCTCATGCCAGCGAGTATATATTTTGGGTGCGCGAGGCTGATCTCAAGCACGCAAAATAAATATGCGTGAACAGGTTCGAAGGGTTTTATCTCAGCCCTGCTTTCGCAGGACACCCCTAGCTTTGCTGCGTGAGCAGCGGCGCGATTGTGCATGGCTCAAACGAAAAAAGCCAGAAGCGAGTGCCTCTGGCTTTTGTTGGCTAAGGTTTATGCTGCGTTTTGCGTAGCAATTGGTTCACTTAGGGTGCGCAGGTGGCCTTGGCCGCGCAGCATTGATTTGTAGCAGTTGATGGCCACGGCTTCGGTCTCTTGGGCTACGGCCTTGCCGGTGGCCACCACTTGGCCTTGCTCGTTCAAAATCGCCAGCGTGCCTGGGCGTCCATTGATAGTGACGCTGAGGCCTTCGTGCGCCACGGCCTGGATGTGCACGCCGCAGATGGTGTTGGTTTCCATTGTGCCGATCATGTCGATTCCTTTGATAGCAAAAATAAACCCCGCTCAGTGGCGGGGCTGGTTGTCTTGTTGGTCTTGCTGGTCTTTCCAGCGGTCGCGCTTGTCTCCGCGCTGGCGGGCTCTGCGGCTAATGCCTTGTCCTTTCCGATGCCGTGGGCGGCCAGCAGCTGGCGCACTTGCTGCTCTGTGTAGAGCTTGTGTTCTCCGTCCGCTAAATCAAATGCCGATAGCGCAGGGGTGTAGTCGTGCATGCGGCCGCGAACACGCATCGTGTAAACAGGCTCAGGCAGTTGCACTGGTGCTGCCACCATTTTCCCGGCGTCGGGAATATGGTCTGCCCCTGGTGGTATGGGTGCGGCTGCGAGCATGGCGTCAAGCATCCGCTGCGGCAGGCCATCAACACCGGATGCGCGCAGCAGCACCTTCACTGCCGCAACATGCTGATCTTCGGTGATTTTGTACCCCTGCGGCACTGGTGCTGTCGCTGGTGGATGTTTTGCGGTTGAAACTTCTTGTGGAATTGGCTTGCCAGAAAAAAAAGCCTCTAGCGCAGATTTAAGCCATCCTCTGTGTGTTTCGTCGCCGTGCTCTATAGCCTCAAACAACCCCTGCGGCACTGGCACTGCTGGAGCGCCAAAGCAAGACTTGACGAATGCAGGAACAGATTCAGGATCACCAATCGACTGCATCCACGCCTCTTCATTGCTGGCACCGGGTTTAGGTATTGGACAGGCGTCTCGGCATTCTGCAAGCGCACTGCGCAGCTTCTCAACTTCTGTCTGCAATTCCTCCATGGCGCGCTTTGCAACATCTGGCGGCAGTTGGTCTTGCGGCACTGCTGGATCGCGGCGCGCCGCTTGCTCCAGCTTGGCTATGGCGGGCGACAAAATCCCCTCTGCAATGCGCTTTGCTTGCGCTGAATCCTTCACCATGCCGCCAGCCATTTGCTGGTATAGGTGGCGAAGGCTAGACAATGCGCGATCTTGCTCTGTTGTGCTTGCTGTCATCCCTGCTTCTCCTGTGTGATGCAGTGGGCGCGCTTTGCTGCATCGGGGGGTAGTTGATCCGGCTGCACTGCTGGAGCGCGGCGCGCTGCTTGCTCAACCTCTGAAATCAGCGCTTCCAGCTGCCCCAACGTGAATCCAAACGCCGGATTGCTTGTGTCTGCGCGGTTGCGGTAGCTGGTTGCCCCGTGCTTTTCGGCAAGCGCATGCGCGCGCTCTGCGTCTGTTGTGTGTGTCATGGCTTTGCCTCGGGTCGTTTAGTTAAAGAAAGCATCCAGTGCTGGTTGCAGCGAATAGCTGCGCGCTCTATCTCAGTCCAATACTCAGAGATCACAGATGGAACCCACTCAAGACCCCTTATCTTTGGTTTATTGCTATGCCACCACCATTTGCCACTGGCATCCCTCGCAGCCCATAGCGCCCACTCTGGAGCTTTTGACCAATCGATTGCTGTCATCCCTGCTTCTCCTGTGTGATGCCGTGGACGGACTCGATTGATCGCGCAAAGCACAGTACCTGCGGCCCAACCATCTGCCAGTGCCCATCGCTTTCGCCGTAGAGGGTGCGGATTGCTTCATCCGTCAGCGGCTTGCGCTCAACCTTGGCCGCTGCCAGCAGTTTGCGCACTTGCTGCTCGGTGTAGAGTGCTGAAAATTTACCACCGGGGCAATCCCACTCTAAGTTATCACCTGCTTTGTGGTGCTGTATGTATGCCACAGGCTCCGGCATCTTCACCTCTACCTGCTTTGCTTCTA